CAGAAGCATTTGATCCAAAGTCAATTAAGTTGGTCAGTTTGTTGCGTGGCAAGGGTGCCAAGGCTGCTCAGGCTCGTTATATCAAATCATTCTTTGCTCGTGGGTTGGCAGAATTGCAGGAATTGTCCAGCGGCAATGCCGATGAGCAGTTGCGTGAAGGTTATAAGTTTGCTAGTCGCAAGAATGTTAAGAAGTTGATCGAGTTTTACGAAGGTATTGCTTCAGCTTGTGAACAGATTGCCGCAGAAGCCAAAGTGCTCAAGAAGCCACGTGCTAAAAAGGCTGTGCCTGCAGACAAGTTGGTTGCCAAATTGAAGTTCTTAGTACGTGATGACAAGTTAGGTATTGTTAGTGTTCCGCCTGCACAGATCATCGGTGCTCAAGGTGTAGTGGTGTTTAACAACAAGACTCGTAAATTGGGCTACTATATTGCTACCAATGCAGAAGGACTCAATGTCAAGGGCACTACTTTGATGAACTTTACTGCAATGAGCGTTCAACGCACTCTGCGTAAGCCACTAGAGCAGTTGAAAGAGTTCAAGGATCAAAATACACAACGGCGTTTTGAAACTTGGTTTGGTAAGATTAAGACCACAGACACATTGTTGAATGGTCGGTTTGGTGAAGATACTGTTATCCTGAAAGTGTACAAATGAATCGTATAGATCCTAGCTTAAATCCTCTGGAAGTAATGCTAGTATGTGAAGATTTGGAAAAGCGGGGCTATACAAGGTATGGCCTTGCACAGGGAAACAATTGTATTTGGGCACAGCTTCATCAATTTAATCTTTACTATGTTTTCCAAGATAGTAAAATTTTAGATGTACAAACGGATTAATATATGAGTACGCTCTATTCGATTTTGTTTGCAGTGGCTTTGGTTTTTAGTATTGCCAAATACTCTAATCAATATGAAACCAACGATGAAGATCAAAGTCCACCAGTTGCTGAACAGGTCTATATCGTTAATACACGAGAAGACAAAGGCGACAAGTGGGATGATGATCCCCTAGACAAAGATCGAATTGGGCCAGATGGAAGTGATAAAAGACGATGAGAACACTTGACAAGGATCAATGCGGCTGCTATAATTGTTTGAAAGAAGTAAAAGACCACAATAGGTGGCCTATTACCATGTCAACTTTTATTGTATGTCCAATATGCGGCAATAAGCGTTGCCCAAAAGCAACAGATCATAATTTAGCGTGTACCAACAGCAATGAACCAAATCAACCAGGAAGTCGATATTGATACTTATCGTATAGTCCAAGGAAAGTTTCCTGGCTGTATGCTCAATTATTGGTCTATTGTTGATCAAAATAACAGGACTATCTTTTACCATTGGTCCAAACGCGAAGTTGAAGTTAAATTGAAAGAATTACAAAAATGAACAATAATTTAGAAGATTTGATGTATAAGGCAGGATTGACAGCACAAGGTTGTTGGGATAGTATGGATCAGTATGATCAAGATGCCATTACGAAGTTGGCGGAACTTGTTGTAGAAGATTGTATTAAACTGATTAAAGAAAGTGGGAAGCAGTGTAAGCATACAACTTTTGATAAAAGTATAGTTGACTGCACTCGAAGAAGTGCTGTAAAATTAGTTAGACAACATTTTGGTATTAATGAGCATAGGGAGACGGTATGATAAGTCTTAAAACATTTATGGAATTGGTAGATTATAAGATCACTGAAGGCAACGACTATTATGCCTTTAGTCCCGATGCCTATAGCCTAAACTCTTGGAGCGGGACTCAAGATGGTTATAGTTTTGACATTGTGTTTGATACCAAGACACAAGTTGTTTACCAAGTCGAAGCCTGCGATTATCAACGCAATCGTGCTTATCGTTTAGTTCATCCCATGTATAAGGATCAAGTCCAAGCGGGTGAAAAGGCTTGGGATGGTACAAAATGGATTGACTTGGATGTGGATATGGACTTTATGGAAAAGGCCAAGGCCATCAAGGATGGTAAGGACTATGATACTCGTGTCCAAATGGAGTTGGATATCCCAGAAGAGGACTTGTTGTTGTATATGAAAGAAGCGCACAAGCGTGATATGACTTTCAATGCGTTTATTGAAGAAGCACTTCGAACAATGATATCAGATTTTGAACGAGACCCCGAAGGCCTGAAGGCTAGGGCAGAAGTAATGTTTGGTTCACCTAATGGAGCATAAATGAAAATAGGGTTATCATTCAGTCGTTGTGTTTGCGACATTGTAGATGGTAAAGTCAATATTGAGGATGTGTTGGTAATCATTGCCCGCACAGATTTCAATCCAACTATTGACGACCAGTGGAATAGTATTTGGACAGGATATCACAGCGACAGCCCTTGGAGTAATCCTGAATGGGAAAGATATTCCGATGAGGATGAAGAAAAGTTCCGCGAAATAAGTATTGAACTTTATGAGACTGGTAGACTACATCAACCACGTCAGTTTGGTGCACGGCCCCAACGCCTACCTTATTGCTGGCTCGAAACAACTTTGCCCTCTGAAGAACTTGAATCCAAGCCTGCTGTAAAAGAAGCATGGGAACGATTCCAAATTATTGCTGGATTGAGTTCAAATAATCCAGTATTAAATGATGATTTTTAAATGAAAGAGAATAGTATGTTAGTACCAATGGTAATTGAAAAGACAGGACAAGGAGAACGATCCTTTGATATTTACAGCCGATTGCTCAATGAGCGTATCGTGTTTTTAAATAGTCCAGTGGATGATAATAGTGCAGGGCTAGTTATTGCACAATTATTGCACTTAGAAAGTGCCGATAGTGAAAAGGACATTCACTTTTATATCAATAGCCCCGGCGGTGTTATTACATCTGGTATGGGCATCTATGATGTTATGCAGTTTGTTAAACCAGATGTATGCACCTATGTTATTGGACAAGCCTGCTCAATGGGTTCGTTCCTAGCACAGGCAGGTACTCCTGGCAAGCGTTATATGTTGCCATATGCTCGTCATATGATTCACCAACCAAGTGGCGGTGCAGGAGGCAAACAAAGTGATATCGAAATCCAATACAAGGAAATCACTAAAATGAAGACCATGCTAACCAATTTGTATGTTAAGCATAATACTGCAGGCAAGACCTACGAAGATTTTGAACGCGATATGGATCGTGATACCTTTATGAGTGCCGAAGAAGCATTGGCCTACGGCTTGATCGATAAGATCGTAGAACAGCGTAATTAACCTAGAACTAAATTCTCCCGTAAGCTGTTGTAAATAATTGTGCTTATGGGAGATTCATTATGGAACATATTATATTATTAACTTTAGGTTTATTTATAGGTTGGATTTTATTAGCATATTTGTTGGTCCACAACACTCGCTGTCGTCGTGTTGAACTAGAAATAATAAAAGATATTACAGAAGATTTGAAAAAAATCAAACAAGAGATAAAGGAACTTAAATAGTTCAAGCGGTCTTCGGCGTTCATCCCGCTATACAAACTCTGCCGCCTATGCTATTATTAACATAGGAGAAAAATAATGCAACCAGTCGTATACAAATATACATCAACAAAAGAATATGTAGATGCTTTTCCCTGCGCCTATCGTCAGTGGCGTGCGGATAGTCACTGTAATACTATTCACGGATATTCGTTTAGTATGAAGTTCTACTTTGGTACTAATGATTTAGATGCTCGCAATTGGGCTGCTGACTACGGCGGCTTAAAAGAACTAAAGAAATTCTTAGAGGATCAATTTGATCATACTCTTATCGTAGCACAAGATGATCCGGAGTTGGAGACCTTTAAACTGCTACAAGAAAAGAAAATGGCTAAGATCATTGTGCTACCAGCACTAGGATGTGAATCATTAGCAGATCAACTTTACCGATATGTTAACGGTGTTTACATTCCTGAAATGTGGGGCGAAGGTGAAGCAAGTCGCCTATGGTGCTATCGTGTGGAAGTTCGTGAGACACAGGCCAATATGGCTTTCCGTGAAGGCCACAGAGAGTGGAACGAGGACTTGTTCGCTTAATGTATGGACTTGGCACGATTACTGGCCCGCTTGGTAGCAGGCATTATCAGCGTAGTAGATGCTAGTAATTTGCGTAATCGTGTCTACACCATAGAAAACGAACACGAACTCATGTGGACTGCCTTAGACGACATTGCTCGTATGTATAAAGATCATCCCAGCGGTGCTATGGCAGAACGCACATTAAAAGAAATAAAAAAGAAATATGGTAAGTAAACTTTGGAGACTGTGGGCCAAGGCTTTAGGTGAAAAAGCAGGCAGTACAGATCGAGAAGCAGATCGTATTGCTTGTATACGTACCGTAATTGTGTTATCATATATTCTAACCAACTGCTTTATTGTAGCAGGTGTTATACGTCATTGGAATCAGTAAAATGAAAATCGGGTTTAATTGTAGTAGTTTTGATCTACTCCATGCCGGGCACGTAACCATGCTCAAAATGGAAAAACAACTTTGTGATTATTTGATTGTGGCACTACAGATCGATCCTACAATTGATCGTCCAGGTACCAAAAATAAACCTGTACAAAGTGCCTATGAACGCTATGTCCAATTACAGGCCTGCAAGTATGTAGATGAAATTCTTATCTACGAAACCGAATACGATTTATTACAATTGCTAATGACACAAAAGATTGATATTCGATTTTTAAGTGAAGAATATTTAAATAGAGATTTTACAGGCAAGCAATGGTGTATGAATAACGGTATTGAATTATACTATCATAAACGACAGCACGACTATAGTTCTAGCGAACTAAGGGCAAGAACTGCTAAACTCGAAAATGCCAAAGACAAAGAATCCGGTAAGTCATTACCACAATATAGTCCAGAATTAATTAAGGCTCCTAAGTGATTGACACTAGCCAATATTTGTTGTATAATAATATTATGACAACATATGCCTTAGAACAGAAAGTAATTAATGATTAAGAGAATTGGTTTTGCGTGTAAGTGGATTGATCATGCAGAACAGGTAGATGGCATCAAGGCCACCGATGATGCTAAACAATACAACACCGGTAGTACTACAGTGTCCTGGCTTAACCGCCAAACTGTAGAAGAAGCCGAACAACGTCTGTGGGACCTCATGGTCCAAAACATTGAATCAACTCGCAAGTTGGTAGAAAGAGTAGGGTCACTTGATCAACATTTACGCATGGTACGGATTAGCAGTGATATACTTCCTGTTTATACTCACGATGATTGGAAGTATTTTTGGCTACGCCCGGACGTTGTTGCTTACTGCGAAAAGCACTTTGGAGAAGTCGGCGATACAGCTCGTCGCTTCAATGTGCGTCTTAGCTTCCACCCTGGCCAATATACTGTCCTGGCTAGTAACAATCCGGGGATTGTCCAACGCTCTATAGAAGAATTCGAGTATCATACCGACATGGCTCGTTGGATGGGTTATGGTAAGACCTTCCAAGATCTTAAAATTAATATACATATTGGTGGCCGTGAAGGCCCCGAAGGCATCCGTAGGGCCTATTCTAAACTTACGCCCGAAGCAAGAAATTGCATTACCATCGAAAACGAGGAGATTAGTTATGGACTTAGTGATTGTTTATCTATTAGTGATTTGGTTCCTATCACAGTTGACCTGCATCACCATTGGCTTCATGAAGGAGAATACCTCCGAAAGAATGATCCTATGGTTCAAAAGGTGCTTGACAGCTGGCGTGGTGTGCGGCCTACTTGCCATTATTCTCTTAGTAGGACAGATTACTTGGTGGATCATCCAGTTTCTGTACTACCTAACTATCTACATTTGATTGAGTCTGGCTACAAGAAACAGAAACTGCGGGCCCACAGTGATTTCATGTGGAACGCCGCAGTTAATGATTATGCTCTTGAGTTCCTTGAAACCCACGACATTATGGTCGAAGCCAAGGGCAAGAACTTGGCTAGCTTTGCGCTAGCCCAACGTGCTAAAGAATTAAACCTTCTTTGAACGAGCAGTACGAGCTGCCGGCTTCTTAGCAGCAGGTGCTTTTGCCTTAGGAGCAGCAGCTTTAGCTTTGACAACTTTAGCTGGCTTTTCAGCAGGTGCAGCTTTAGGAGTACGTGGCTTACGAGCTTTCTTAGCAGGTGCTTCTTCTACAACTGGTGCAGCTTCAACGACCGGAGCAGCTTCGACAACTGTTTCAGTAGCAACAACTTCTTCAACTTGTTCTGCAGGAGCAGGAGTTTCAAGTTTGTAAGGTGCTGTAGATTCAGCTGTTTTAGTTGCAGACTTACGAACAAAGATGAAGTAGGCCAAGGCTGCAAAAACAATAATTCCAATGATAATTTCCATGATACAAATTCCTTTACGTAAAAAAATTATACTAGTATTTAACCATCACTAAATATCACTACATAAAAAGCGAGTGTTATGTTAGAAATTAATCCCAACCCCCTTAAGAAGTTATTCATTGTAGATAACTTTTATTCCGATCCCCACAGTGTTAGAAGATTTGCATTAGGTGTTAACTACGCAGCCGATATAAGATTTTATAAAGGTATTAGATCAACTGAAGCATATCATCCTCCGGGAATTGTAGAAGCATTTGAAAGCATTATTGGAGAAAAAATTAATGATTTTGCTCCTAATAGTCCCAACGGTTGTTTTCAAATTACTACATCAAACGATCCGCAGGTATATCACCATGACCTACAAAAGTGGGCAGCTATGATCTATCTTACTCCTGATGCTCCACTACAAAGCGGAACTCGTACTCATCGTTCAAATGTATCAGGATCCATGCGAGCAGATGACCTAGGAATCAAACAAGCGTTCACTGGCGGGTTTTTAGATGCTACTAAGTTTGACACTGTGGATTCTGCAGGTAATGTCTACAATAGATTAGTCATTATGGATGCACAAAGCATTCATTCTGCTGGTACTTACTTCGGACAAAATAACAACGATGGTAGACTAGTCCATCTTTTCTTCTTTGATTAATATGAACAATTTAAAATTCAGCATCTTTACCTGCGAACACGACCCTAACAATATTCCATTTTTATTAGAACTCTACGAAAGCCTAGTTGCACAAACATATGGCAATTGGGAATGGGTAATTTATACTAACAACAAATGCAGTCCTGCAGAAATTCCGGATGCAATTTTTAATGATACTCGAGTAAAAGTGCTTGATACTCGAGTAAAAATTATCAATATCGGAATGATCAAACGCATGGCCTGCAATGCTTGTACAGGTGATGTATTTGTAGAAGTGGATCACGATGACCTGTTAACTCCTGATTGCCTAGAAGAATTAAACCTAGCCTATCAGGACAACGAAGTAGGATTTGTTTATAGTGATGATGCCATGTTCGATATGGATCCGGAAAAACCGTTCCGTCCTTACAATCAAGAAAACGGATGGTCTTATGAAACATATAATTTCAGAGGAAGAGACCTGCTGGCCATGCACTCGTTTGCCCCTACTAGTCAAGCATTGGCCTATATTTGGTTTTCGCCCGATCATGTTAGATCATGGCGTCGTGAAGCATACTATACCGCCGGCGGTTATAGCGACGATGCTTATGTATGCGAGGATCATGACCTATGTATCCGTACATACTTAACAACTAAAATGTTGCAAATAAAGAAAGTATTGTATATCTATAGAATTACAGGTGTTAACACTTCTATGAATGAACGCAACCAGCGTATTCAAACTAGGACCGTAGAGTTAATGCAGCAGTATGCTAGACAACTAGCCGAGCGTGATTCACAACTACGAGGACTAATGAATGTAGATATCGGCGGTGGATTGAACCCTTATCCCGGATATTACACTGTAGATCTTCGATCAGATGCTAATGTGCTAGCTGATTTAAATGACGGTATTCCCCTGCCCGATAATTCTGTAGGCGTATTAAATGCCAGCCACATCATTGAACATCTACATGACAAAACTAAAATCATGAGCGAAATACATCGTGTCTTAGCACACGGCGGATGGGCATTCATCGAAGTTCCTAGCACAGACGGTCGTGGTGCTTTCCAGGATCCTACTCATGTCAGCTACTGGAACGAGAATAGTTTCCTTTATTATACTGATGCTTACCTAGCACGATTTATCGACAATTACTCGATTCGTTTCCAAGAATTCCGCAGAGAAACTTTCTTCCCCAACGATTGGATGAAGAATATGAATAGTTGTGTAACTGTAGCTTGGCTGGTTGCTATCAAGGATGGCGGCGAACGCTTCCCAGGTGTTCTCAAGATTTAATTTTTACCGATAAATATCTATACAAGACTGAGAAGAAATGTATAATTTTATCAAACTTATTGCCGAAGGGCGCGATCCTAGCGATCTAGTTCAAATAGAGCTAGACTATTCAAGGAGTGCCCTTGACCCTAGTCTCAGCAAAGAATCCATAGATTACCACTACGGAACACTTTATAAAGCCTATGTTGATCGTTTTAACCGAGGTGAAGGCGATCATAACTTCAATGAAGCAGGTGCTTTTTTACACAGCATCTACTTTGCTCAATTCCAACCTTATAAAAGCGGCAACGCTCCCAGTGGTGCTATACTAGAGTTCATTGAAAAACACTACAAGAGTTGGGATAAATTTAAAGAAACATTCGAAACTGCCGCTATGAAGATACAGGGCAGCGGTTGGATTTATCTTAGTAAAGACGGTAAGATCAAAACCATTGCTAATCACGAAATTAAACAAGATATATTGTTGCTTGTAGATTGGTGGGAACATGCGTTCAACATTGATTATCGAGCAGACAAAGCAAAATACCTAGCCAATCAATGGAAGATCATTGACTGGGATCGTATTAATATTAAACTGGAGGGCGTGTAATTGTTATCGAAAGACTAATTTATAGTCACAAAATATGTTATACTTTAAACGGAGAATAAGTATGCCCAACAATAATGTAGAAACAGTCGTAGAAATTGAAGAATACGACGAAACAACAAATGAATACGGTCCTGATGATTTTGGATTTGTCCTAGGACCAGATGGGGATTTAAAGAGTTTTATGATTCCAGAACACTTAATGGATGATCCTCCGGAAGAAGTCTTGATCATTCTAAGCCTGTTTGGCATCGATGACATACACGACCTAGAAAATAGAACACTACACTAACTATAAAAATATGGTAAATACTTCTATAACGCAAGTTTATAGAGGTATTTCATGGCTGGTCCCTACACATTATGTCAAGTATTAATTAACACAGGCAGTGGTCCCAATGACGGATCTGGCGATAGCATTCGCGATGCTTTTATCAAAGTAAACGAAGGATTTCAAACACTATGGGGCGGCGGCCCTAGCGGCCCACAAGGGCCACAGGGTGTTCAAGGCCCGAGCGGAGTACAAGGCTATCAGGGATCACAGGGCGTTCAAGGTATTATCGGACATCAAGGACCTACTGGTGTACAAGGACTAGGTGCTCAAGGATTCCAAGGATTCCAAGGATGTATAGGACCGCAGGGCTATCAAGGGTCTGCCGGGGCACAAGGGATTCCCGGCTGCGGAGGAAACCACGGAAGTCAAGGAGCACAAGGTTATCAAGGATATCAAGGTAACCAAGGGCTAGCTGGTGGTAGAGGTTATCAGGGAATAGCAGGCCCAGTTGCTGGATGTTCGGGCAACATTATCTACAATAATAGTGGATCTGCAGGAGGGTTCGGTTGCTGGAATGGCTCTAGAATGAAAGTCACTGGTGATTTCGTAGCATCCGGGAATGTCACAGCCTATTGTACCTCTGATATTAAATTTAAAGAAAATATATCAGATATTACCAATGCACTATCTGCTGTTAATGCCATTGGCGGCAAAACCTACGATTGGACTGAGAATTATATTGCAAGCCACGGCGGAGCAGATGGGTACTATATTCAGAAAACAGATTTCGGTGTAATAGCCCAAGATGTGCAGGCAGCATTTCCGTTGGCCGTGAGAACTAAATCCGACGGTACACTTGCTGTTGACTATCAAAAATTAGTTGCATTAGCCTTTGCAGCTATTAGAGAATTAACCGAACGAGTTAATCAATTAGAATCTAAAAAAGAAGAATAATCTATGGCTAATAGAATACAACTACGAAGAGACTACGGACTAAATTGGACGTCAGCTGATCCTGTTCTAGATCAAGGAGAACCCGGTGTTGAAGTAGACACAGGTCGAATGAAAGTCGGAGACGGAGCGTCAACGTGGTCTAGTCTTCCTTATATGAGTCCTGGAGATCAAGGACCACAAGGTCGTCAAGGATACCAAGGAACACAAGGCGCAGGTTATCAAGGATTTCAGGGCGCCGATGGTCCCCA